ATCGGAGGACGCTATGGATCGGTTCACGGCGATACCGGCGAGGCCGAGGGCGCGACCTACCGCCGACGTTTCCGCGTTCATCATTTCCGAGTCTCGGGTGTACGGGGTACGGCCGGGGTAGGGCTCCCACGCGCACGCGACACAGGGTCGGGGATCGTCCTGGTCGCGCCATACGAACGCGCGAACCTCGAGGAACTGACGATCCCCGACGGTCACGATCTTGGGGGGGTCGGTGTGTATGCGGCCGGTCGGGTTGTCGGCGTAGAACCTCACGATCCGTTCGGCAACCGGGACGTATTTGTCCAGGGAGAAGTCAGAACCCATGAGAGCCTCCCGTTATCCATTCCAGGAGGAACCCGACGGCGAGGAGGGCGGCGACGATGGTGGCCGCCTGGGCGGGTGTGAATCCGTCAGGGGTCATCGGTCGGCCTCCTCGAGGGTTTCGAGGTACTCGACGCCCGCCTGGGTGAGGTGCCAGGTGAAGGCGGGGGAGCCGGTGTCGGTGATGCCACGGCCGTGACGGGCGACGAGTCCGGCGGTGACGAGTTCGCCGCGTCGTTTCGCGGCTGAGCCTCGGAGGAGGCCTGTGTAGTGGGCGAGTTGGCAGTCGGTGGCGTGGCCGAGGACGGCGAGGGTTTCGAGGATTGCGCGACGTCCGGCGGATCGGCCGACGGGGTTCGCGTTGGCCGCCTGGTGGGAGGTGGCCGGGTCGGTGGTGCGGGCAGGGGTTGAGAAGAGGTCAAGTTGGGTCATCGGGGAAGGTCCTTTCGGGACGTGTCGGTCCACGCGGCCCACAGGGCCACGGACTCGAGTGCGGCGGGTATGTCCTCGCGTTCGATCGCCCGCTGGAGTTCGCGGGCTGATTCCTGGGCGTAGAGGTATGCGATGGCGGTGGACAGGCGCGACCGCATACGGGCCGCGGGGGTCACCGGTCGAGGTAGTCGTCGATCGACAGGAACGAACCCAGGCGGTCCCCGTAGAGGTCGAGGATTTTCCGCAGGGTGGTGACTCGAGGGTCGGCCTTACCGTTCTCGATTCGCTGGAGGGTGTTGCGGCCGATCCCGGCGAACGCCGCGGCGTGCTCGAGGGACAGGTCGGCGTCGAGGCGGGTTTGTCGCAGGGCCCGCAGGTTCACGTTGCCGCGTAGGACGGCGTGACATCGCGGGAAGTCCTCGTCGAGTGGTGAGAGGGTCATGGGTAACCTCCTGGGGAAGGGTCCGCCGAACGGTTGTCCGGCGGGCCTAATCCCAAGCGGCCCTTGCGTTCTCGTAACTTTACATAACGAGGAAGCGGTGCCGCCCCCCATAATAGGGACGAGAGTTAGGGTCTCGTGGGCGTCGGCGACGTATTACTACCAGACCGCAACCCGAGAGTGGGGGACCGTTCTCGACGGTCGTTTCCGGTAGTCGATTACGGGACGGTAAGCGGTGAGGGTGGAGCGGTGCGCGAGCTGCTCGGAATGATCGCGCCGCCGATCGCACCGGCGGCGGTTCCGGCGATGGCCCACAGGGCCGAGGCGTCGGTTCCGGCGGTGGAGACGATCGCTCCGGCGATTAGGGCGGCGACGGCGATGACGGCGAGGGCGATGGTGGCGGGTAGTGAGTTCACGGGTTCCTCCTATGGTCCTCGAGGTGTGCTTCGAGGGTTCGATTCATTTTGCGAAGTTGTTTCGAGTGGCGGCGGAGAATGGCGGCGTTTTGTCGGTGTTCGTCGGTGTTGACCCGGCGGGTTTTGCGGGATTGCCATACGACGGCGAACACCGACGCGGCGGCCATAAGCGCGGCGGCGGCGATGCCTTCCAGCATCACGAGGTCCGAGGGATCGCGTCGACGAACGCCTGCTCTGCGACCCACACGGTTTGGCCCTCGACCTGGATGGTATTCGCACCCGGCGGGGTGATGATTTGGCCGCCGCCTGGCACCTGGACAACCCACGCGACATTTGCCATTTGTCCGGCGGGAATGTGCCATTTCCACGCCAGTCCGGCGTCGGCGAGGAATACGTGGGGTTCGTCGGTGCCTTTGATGATGTAGCGATTCATTTCGTCATCCTTCGGGGTTGGAGGTGGAGGGGGAGGAGGCGGTGGCGGTGGTGGGGGTTTGGGTAGGTGGGAGGCGATCGCGACCATGAGGAGCCAGTCGAGGTCCGCGCGTTGGGGATGGCGGGACCAGGCGTCGGAGCGGTCCCAGGGCTGGACGTCGCCGTGGCAGAACAGTCCGGCGCGGTTGAGGGCGTCGGTTCCGATCCACCGACAGGCCGATAGGACGTCGATACCGAGGAGCGCCCATAGGAGGTAGATCGCTTCGCCTGCTCGTTCGATCATCGCGACGGTGTTCGGGTCGTCGGGCGAGAGGTCTACCGATCGACCGGCTAGGCAGATTGACCAGGTGCGCGAGTTGTACCCCGACGCGGCTATTGAGAACGTCGTGTAGTCCGGGGGGACCATGACGATCGTTTCGTCACAGTCGACGATACAGGCGTAGGAGCCGGGGTCGGAGCGGCGGGCGATGAAGGCGGCGAGTTGCGCGGCCGATCCGGGACCGGTTGACCCTTCGGACGTGTGTACCCCGACCGCCCAGGTCGGCGAGTTCGCCCTCGACGGGTAGAACTGCGCCGACGCTGGTGGATGGTCGAGGAGGTAGTAGCCGGTCACGACGTCGGGGCGGTTGAGGTGGACGGTCCGAGGTCCACGATCGACAGGGTGGCCCCGGCCTCGACGTAGATTCCGCCGGTGCCGGTCGCCTGGGCGATCGTGAGGCCACGCGTCATGGATGAGCCGGTGGTCGTGAACAGGAGCGTCGTCGACCCCGAAAAGATGTAGTTCGCCCCGGCGGCGTAATAGGACATGATTCGAGTTGGCGACCCGGCGCCGGTGTGGATGCCAAAGTTGACTCGTCCCCCTCCTTGCGGGTTACTGGAAAACGACACGGTCGCCTGGTAGTTCCGATTCGCGATAGGGGTGCCGGTCCAAGACACAGGGAAACCCCACGCCGCGGCGGCGTAGAACACCGACGAACTGGAAACCTGTTCGGATACCTGACCCCAGGGAAGGTTCCACGGTTTCGCCCAGCCGGTCGTCGCCCCGTAATAGACCTCGAGGGAGCCGGGGTCGGTCAGGAACGACACGAGACCTCGAGTGGGTGAGGTGATCGCGGCGGCCCTGGAGGCGGAGTTCGTGAACACCTGGATCGTTTGATCCCGGAGGTACGAGTTCATGTTGGCGGCGGTGACCTCCTCGAGGGCGGCCCATGTTTTCCAACCGGTCATAAGTGGTTCCTTTCATTTGAGGACCGCCGAATAGTCGAGGCGGTCTTTCGGGTCGAGGTTGAGGGTGAAGTAGTTCGAGGTGTAGGTGTACGGGTTCGCGAACGTGGTGAACACGGTTTCCCAACCGCGTTGGGGTGTGTAGGTGTCGGTTCGGCCGCACACCTGAACGGAGGCGTTTATCCCGTCAAGGTTGATTGTCCAGGCGACGCCGACGAGGTCGGCGCCGTCGGAGTTGAGGAGCGCGTACACGTCGAGGTTCGGGGTTTGATGGTTGTCGTAGGACCCGTTCACGCCGACGGTCACGGGCCAGCCCGCGGGGTTTGCTTTGTAGAGGTTGAGGGCGACCCCGGCCCACCATGTGAGATCTGCCTGGTCGCGGAGGCTTGTGTCGAACGTCCACCTGTTCAGACCGTTCGCGTCGATCGACGCCTGGTTAGCGGTCGTGACAGGCGTGAGGGCCCCGGCCGTCGACGTCGCGTAGATGACGTTACGAACCGACCCGTAGTCGATTCCGGGGCGGGTGGCTTCGGTGAAGCACTCCGGGACCGCGGAGAGGCTTGTGAGGGACGAGTCCCGGGCTGTCGACCACCATTCGGCCCCGTAGGACAGCACCCCGTCGGGACGGACCGTCAACACCCCCCATTCGGACGCGGCGGCCTGTTTGATTTGAGTCAGGGCGTTACCGGCGAGGGTGGTGGCGGCCATTGGACGGCCGGTCGTCGAGTTCCGGCCCTGGAGGGTCGCGGTCGAGTTCGCTTGGGTGAGGATGCGTTGGATTCGTTGGATGCCGGTGTCACCTGAACCGGTTGCGGTGACGGCGGTGAGGTCGACCTGGGCGATCTTCGTTAGTTCGTCGACGCCGGTGATGGTCGCGTAATCGTTCGCCCAGGTGAGCGACCACAGGTAGCCGGTGAACACCGGCGATTTCGAGGCGTTCGGAGTGGTGGCGTTTGTCCAGCACAGGCGGAACGGGAGACCGGCGCGGAGTTTCGCATAGTACGGGCCGAGGGTGTTGGCCGGGTCGAGGTCCCGATCGGGGTCGTAGAGTTTGATTGACGCGTGGCCGGGGTTCACGGCGTAGAAGTCGGTGGGGTTGACCGATCCGCGCCTCCAGGTGGCCGACACGGTCGAACAGCGGAGGTCTTGCCATTGGTCGACGGTGCCCTCGAGGACGTTCCCGGCGGTGAGACGCGACAGGGTTCCGCCGTTGAGGGTCCACCCGTCGGAGGCGCCGACGGCGAGGTCCACGGACAGGGCGGGACGGGTTAGGGTGCCCATTACGGGAGCCCATAGATTGGGAAGGAACCGGTGCGGTTGATGTAGTCCTGGATTTCGGCGACGATCGCCGCGCCGACATCGGCGCCGTTCGTACCGAATCCGGCCTCGACGCTGATGTTTATGTTCACACCTTCGGCCGATGCGATCGGGCCGCCGCCGACGAGGTTCGAACCGTTCGTCGGTGAATCCGGGGTGAAGGCGACGAAGTAGGACCCGAGACCGGGTACGACGGCGTTGAGGGCGGCCGCTACAAGCCCCTTTAGGACCTTCCCGAACGTTCCGGAGAAGTTGTTCAGTATCCAGTTGTTCAGGGCGTCGCCCATCGCCTTCGCGAGGCGGAGACCGAGTTCGGCCATGAGCGGGACACCCTCGAGGATGACTTTCGATTTCAGGTCGACCAGGGCCCGCACAAGGACCGAGGTGAGCATGAGGCCGATGTACGCGAACCCGGCCATTATTCCGCCGGACACGAGGGTGCCGTAATACTGGAGGGTCGGTTGGTTTTCCTCGATCCATGTCGCGATCGAGTTGAGGAACGTGTCGAGGCGTTTCAGGAGTCCCGGTTCACCCGATTCGGGGTCGCCGTTTATGACCTTGTCTAGCCAGGAGCCGAACGCTTCGATCCACGGTCCAACCTTTGGGAGGTTCTCGCGTAGCCAGGTGGAGACCTTGTCGGAAAGTTTCGGGATTTCTTGGGAGAGCCATTCGAGGAGACCGTCCCAAGCGGTTTGAATGCCGTCGAGCCATCCGTCCCAAGAGGGGACGTGGTCGCCGATCCAGGTGGTGACATTGTCGAACAGTTCGCGGAGGCGGGTTTCGATTTTCGGCCAGGCGTCGCCCCATTTGTTCGCGATTTCGTCGAACGCCCCCGAAAACCCGCCCTGTCGGAACGCGTCGACGACGTCCTCGACCCCTGGGACCACCGAATCGGAGAGGAAACTAGTGACGTCGGCGAACGCTGGAAGTAGGACGCTGCCGATCTTGGTTTTCACGTTGTCGAACTGCGCCGAGAGGACCTGTTGTTTGTTGCCTAACTGTTCGGATTCGCGAGCGAACGCGTCGCCGATCTCGATTCCTTTTTCCTGGAGTACCTGGAGGGTGCCGAGAATGTTTTGCTGGGTGGTGAGGGTGCCGTTCACCTCCTCCCCGGTGCGGCGGAAGTAGGCGGCTTTGACGTTCGCATCGTTGAGGAGGACCCCGTATTTCTCGAGGGGGTCGCGTTCCCCGCGGAACGCCGACCCGATCGCGTTTATGGCGTCCTCGGTGGGGAGGTCTGCGAACGCTCCGAGGTCCCCGGCGAGTTTCGTGAGTTGCGTTGCGAATCCGGCGGCTTCGGTTCCGGACAGTTGGATCGCCTTCGCGTAGACGGAGAACCGGTTAGCGGCCTCGACAGCTGCGAGTTTCGAGAGTCCGAGGGTGTTGGCGGCGCCTTCGGCGAACTTTGCGATGGTTTCGGATGCGGCGCCGTAGTTGTAGTTGAGGGTTCCGAGGGCGGCGGAGAGGCTGGCGGCTTTGTCGATTCCGTCGGTTAGGGATCGTCCGGCGGTGACGGCGAAGTCGGTGATTTTGTCTAGGGCGAACGATGCGACCGACGCGGTGACCCCGGCGGTGAATCCGGCGACCTTGCTGGAAAACGAGTCGAGGTCGTCTCGGGCCTGCCGGGAGTCGGAAACTATGTCGACTTTCAGGGTGGCGGGTTTACCCATTACGGGCCCTTTCCGTTAGCGGTTTCGCCGATTTGGTCGACGATGTCCTCGAGGGCCGCCGCATAGATTCGGGACCACACCGGTTCGGTCCTGGTGGCGGCGTCGGTGACGAACGGGTTCGGGGCGATGTACCATTCCCGGCCCCGTATGTTCCGCACCTTCGCCGGAAGTTTCGGTGACCCGGTCGGCCATCCCCAATGGATCGGACCGGCGTAGGGGATACCGGCCGCGGTCGAACGGTTATTGCCCACCGATACCCGGGCGTACCGTTGCCCGGAGTTCGGGCGGATAGACCCGGCGAGTTTCCCGGACCGTTTCGGGGCGTCCTCTTGCGCCGCCGATGCGACGACGGCCGCTACCTGCTTGTGCGCGGTTTTCAGGTCGTCGAGGTCACCGGCGGCGGTTCGGAGGGCGCGTCGGAGTTCTCGGCCGCCTTCGATTCGGATGGCCGAGAATCCCACAACGGTCAGACCTTCGTAATCGAACCCTGGACGGGCAGGGAGATGGTGAAGGCGAGGGGATCACCGGCGGCGCCGCCTGCCGGTGGTTTCCGGCCGGATGCTTCACACGTGAAGTCGACACCGGCGATCTCGAGGACAGCGGTGAGGGTCGTTTCAGCGTCGGCCGACGCCCACAGAAGGTCGCACAGGCTTGAGGCGTCGCCCCAGTCCTGATAGCCCTCGAGGATGAGGTTGTAGGACTCATCGTTCGAGGTGTAGGTCCCACAGAACGTCTTGACGGTGGTTTCGGAGTTCGTGGTTTCCAGGCGGGCGTTTCTGACCTGGCATTCGTACTGGGTGCCCTCGAG